AAAATTTATTTTCCTAATGGCAAAGATCAAATAGAAGTATGGGATAATGATTTAGAAAAATATCTTGCAAAAGGTTTTAAAAAAGATAAAAAAGTTTCTAGATCAGCTTCAAAAAAAGTTGAGGTTGAAATTAAACCAGAAGAAATCAAGGAGTAGATTATGGCAACTCATGTAGGAACTTCAGGAACAGTAAAGGTTGGGTCTGACGCAATAGCTGAGGTCACAGGGTTTACTCTGAATGAAACAAGCGATACAGTTGAAGATACTAGCTTAACTGATACTGCAAAAACTTATTTAACATTAAGAAAAGACGCAACAGCAACTGTTGAATGTCATTGGGACGAAACAGATACTAATGGTCAAGAAGCATTAGATGTTGGCGCAAGTGTAACTTTAAATTTATACCCAGAAGGATCAGATAGTGGCGATGCTTATTATACTGGAACAGCTTTAGTTACTGGTGCAGATGTAGCAGTTTCTATGGACGGTGTAATTTCAAGAACATTAAACGTGCAATTTACAGGTGGAGTAACTCACAGCACAGTATAAGGATTAAATGCCAGAAAAAATTGATTACTTTGAAGGTGTCAAAGATCACTTTGAAAGTTTAGACATAAGAGTTATAGAAGTACCAGAATGGGGTTTAGTAGGCAACAAAGCCATTTATTCTAAACCCTTTAATATGAATGAAAAAGCAAGAATATTTAAAGGTGCTAACGATTCTGATTTAAATGTATTAATTGATGTAATAATTCAAAAATCTGAAACTAAAGATGGTGATAAAATGTTTTCTTTAGAACATAAGCCAAAGTTTAAAGTCAGAGCAGATACAGATATTATTGCAAGAGTTGCTTCTGAAATTATGAGACAAACAGATGACTCCTTACAATCTTTAAAAAAAAGTTAAAAACGTACCCTACAATTAGAAATACTTATTATGTTGCTGAAAAGCTACATAAGTCTATATCTGAAATATTGCAAATGTCTGTAGATGAGTTTAATATGTGGCTAGCATATTTTGATCTTCAACGTGAGGAGCAAGAACAACATCAAAGGTTAAACAAAAGATAATGGCTACAAAAAAAGTACAAATAGATATTCTTGCTAGAGATAAATCAAGACAAGCATTAAAATCAGTTCAAGGTGGTCTTAATAATCTTAAAAATACCGTATTCAGTTTAAAATCTGCAATTATTGGTATTGGTGCTGGTGCTACTATAAAAGCATTTATTGATGTAGGTAGTGAGGTTGAAAAGTTACAAGTTAGACTTAAATTTTTATTTGGTACAGCAGAAGAAGGAGCAAAAGCATTTGATGTAATGGCAAAATTTGCCGCAAAAGTTCCTTTTAGTTTAGAACAAATTCAACAAGGTGCTGGAGTATTAGCTGTTGTTTCTAAAGATGCTGATGAATTATCAGATGTATTAAAAATTACAGGTAATGTTGCGGCAGTTACAGGTTTAGATTTTAGAACTACAGCAGAACAAATTCAAAGATCATTATCTGCTGGTATAAGTGCGGCTGATTTATTTAGAGAGCGTGGTGTTAAAGCTATGTTAGGATTTAGTGCTGGTGCAACAGTTTCAGTAGAACAAACAATAAAAGCATTTAATGAAGTATTTGGGCCTAATGGTCAATTTGGAAAAGCAACAGATGATTTAGCAAAAACATTTGAAGGTACTCTTTCAATGATTGGTGATAGTATATTTAATTTTAAAAAAGAAGTTGCAGATGCTGGTTTATTTGATTTTGTTAAATTTACAGCAGAAACAATAGACAAAGCAATTAAAGATAATTTTATTTCATTAGAAATATTTGCACAAAGAACAAGTCATGCATTAATTGATGCCTTTGAAAATATTGCATTAGGTTTTGCACAATTAGGAAGTATATTTCAAACACCTGTAAAAATTATTATTGATGGAACAAAACAATTATTATCTTTTATGGCAAGCGTACCAGAACCGTTTAGAACATTAGGTATTCTAGGTTTTTTAATGACAGGATTTAGAGGAAAAGCAGTATTAATATTAATAGGTGCATTTTTTCAAGAAATACAAAATTTAGTAGTTAAACTTTTTGAATTTTTAGGAAAAGAATTAGAAAAAGTTAACAACAATTTGAATGATGAACTTTTAGATCTTTTAGAAAATGCAGATGAAAAAGTAAAAGAATTTTTTGGCGATATAAAAATGTTAACAGATGAATTTGGATTTAATAAATTTGAAATTGTTTTAGATGAAAAAGGCCCGCAAATGATTAAGAAATTTTTTGCTGATTTTAAATTACAATTATTAGCTTCAACACAAACATTGGGTGGTTTTGTTAATTCAATTAACAATACAACAGATGGAATTAAAGATAGTACAAAAGAGTTAAGTAAGTTTGCAGAAATAACGTTATCATTTAAAAAAGGTTTTACTTCAACTTTTGATGACGCAACTAATTTAGCAAAACAATTTGAAGATGCTGGGAAGAGAGCATTTAGAAGTTTTGATTCTGAGTTAAAAAATGCATTAAAAAATGGAAAATTTAGATTTAAAGAATTTAGAGAAGCAATAATAATTGATTTATCTGCTATATTAATAAAACAACAATTAATAATAGCGGCACAAAAAATAATGGGACTTATGAAAGGTAGTTCTGGATTTGGTAATATTTTTGGAACAGTAGGAAAAATTTTTGGTTTTGCAAATGGTGGAATGGCTAAAGCAAATCAACCAGCAATCGTAGGAGAAAGAGGCCCAGAACTAATTGTCCCAAAACAAAATATGCAAGTTATTCCAAATCATGAATTAGGTACTAAAAATGTAAGTGTAAGTTTTAATATAAGCACTGTTGACGCTAGAGGGTTCAATGAACTATTAACTAATAGTAGAGGAACAATAGTAAATATGATTAATAGTGCTGTAAATGAAACAGGCAGACAGGCAATAGTATGAGTGGGGCTTTACCAAGTAATGATTTTAATGCTCTTAATTTTAAGAGTGAACAAAAGACATTGGTATCAACAACAGATAGCGGTAAAACATTTCGTAGACAAGTTGATGGACAACGCTGGACATTTACAGTTTCTTATCCTCTTAAAACACGATCAGACTTCGCACCGATACAAGCCTTCATTATAAAACAACGCTCACAGAAAGAAGATTTCACTATTACCTTCCCTAGCTATTTAAACGCACAGGGTAGTGAAACAGGAACAGTTTTAGTTAATGGAGTTCATAGTGTTGGTGATACTACGATTGCTGTTGATGGTCATGCTGGAGATACTGCTGGCTCTTTTAAAGCTGGTGATCTTATAAAGTTTGCTGGTCATTCAAAAGTTTATATGATTGTTGAAGATGTGACACCAAGCTCAAATGCGTCAACGTTAACAATAGAACCACCATTAACAACAGCTTTAGCAAATGATGAAGGTATAGTTTATGACAGCGTACCTTTTACAGTTCATTTAAATAGTGATGTGCAAGAGTTCCAAACAAATCAAGTTGATAGTTCTGGAAGTTTATTATTTAGTTTTGAATTTGATGTTATTGAGAGTATCTAATGGCAAGAGGATTAACAAGTGCTGTCAAAACAGAATTGGCAACAGGAAATATTAACCCTGTTCATTTAATTCATTTAAATTTTTCTACCCCTGTATATTTAACCGATTGTAGTTTTGATTTAACATCAAGTATTTCTGGAAGCTCACAAACATACACAGCAAGCGGTCATATTCTTGGAATTGGTAATACGCAAGAAGGAGCAGAGCCAATTAAGAACTCACTTAATTTAAGTTTATCTGGAGTAGATCAAACATATATAGCTGTGGCATTAAATGAAAATATTATTAATGATGTAGTGCAAATCTACAGAGGTTTTTTAAATAGTTCTAACGCATTAATTGCTGATCCTTTTTTATTGTATGAGGGATTTATAGATCAGTATTCAATAGAAGATGATACTCAAACTGCTGGAATAGGTTTAAGTATTACTTCGCATTGGGGTAATTTTGAAAAAGTATCTGGACGAAGAACAAGTGATAATTCTCAACAAAGATTTTTTTCTGGTGATAAAGGTTTTGAGTTTAGTGCATTAACAGTTCAAGATATTAAATGGGGTAGAGAATAATGGGATTTGGTAGTTTTATAGGAAGTATAATATCAATAGTAAAACCTATTGTAAGTTTTGTTTCCCCTATTCTTTCGGCTGTTAGTATTGCGGCAACTGCTTTAACTTGGTTAAGAAAACCAGATGAACCAGAATTTAATTTTGATAGTACAGCAGAGAACATAGCAAAAGGTGTTTTATTAAATAAGACAGCCGCTAATGGTCAAATACCAGTAATTTATGGAACAAGAAAAGTTGGCGGTACATTAGCTTTTTTAGAAACATCTGGAACAGATAATCAGTATTTATATATGGCGTTAATTTTAGGTGAAGGAGAAATTGATGATATTACTTCTATATTTATAAATGATAATCAAGTTACTTGGTCTGGAGATTTAGCAGATAATACACAAGTTACAGTAAATGTTAGTGATAGTAATTATTATAAAGATGATGAAAGTTTAATCACAGTTGAGCCACATTTTGGTTCTGACTCACAAACAGCTTCAAGTCTTTTATCTACTCTTAGTTCTTGGACAAGTAACCATAGATTAAGAGGTGTTTCTTATTTAGCTTTACGTTTACAGTGGAACTCTGACGCTTTTGGTTCTATTCCAACAGTTAATGCAATCGTCAAAGGTAAAAAAATTTATAATCCAAACTTAGACGGAACAAAAACAGGTGGTACAGGCTCTCACAGAGAAGATGATAGTTCTACTTGGGAATATTCAGATAATCCAGTTTATCAATTATTAGATTATTTACGAAACGATAGATATGGAATGGGGATAGCAAATAGTTATTTTGATTCTAACTATGCTGATTGGCAAACTGCTGGTGATATTTGTGATGCTGATATAACGCCTTATAGTGGGGCTAGTGCTATTGATTTAATTGATAGCCATGCTGTTATAGATACTTCACAAAAGGTTATAGATAACGTTAAAAAATTCTTAACAGGATCAAGAGCATTTTTAAATTATTCTGCTGGAGAATATAAAATCACAGTAGAAAGTTCTGGTAGTGCTTCTATTACTTTAACAGAGGACAATATAATCGGTGGCATAGGTGTTTCTTCTAAAAATAAAAATGAAAGATTTAACAGAGTTATTGTTACCTTTATTAATCCAGATAAAAATTACCAAGTAGATGAAGCACAGTTTCCACCAGTAGATGAAACTGGATTAGCTAGCGCGGATCAACACGCAACAATGAAAACAGCAGATGGTGATATTTTATTAGAAGGTAGATTTGATATGCCTACAATAACAAGCCCATATCAAGCCCAAGAAATGGCTGAAATAATTTTGCGTAGATCTAGATCAAGTTTAGATGTTACATTAACAGCAGACGCAACAGCAACAGATTTAGTTGTAGGAGATATTGTAAACATCACTCACGCTACTCCAAGTTTTAGTGCTAAACCTTTTAGAGTTTTATCTACTACTATTAATCCAGACAGCACAATTTCTTTACAACTTACTGAACATCAAGATAGTTATTATACATTTGGAACACAGCAAGAAGTTGCCACAATACCAGATACAACACTTCCAAATCCTTTTAGTGTTTTGCCACCAGCAAGTGTAACTTTATCTGATACATTAGTTGTTTATAATGAAGGAACAGCAATAACACGATTAGATATATTAGTTGGTGCTAGTACAGATCAATTTGTTCAATATTATCAAGTAGAAGTTAAGTTAAGCACAGATTCAGATTTTTTTGTTTTATCAAAAGGAACTCAATTAAATTATGAAATGCTTAACGTTATTGATGATTCTACTTATGATGTAAGAGTTAAAGCAATTAATAGTCTTGGTGCAAGCTCAACATATACAAGTGCAAGTAGAAAAATTGTTGGTGCTACAGAGCCACCGCAAGATGTTCAAAACTTTTCTGTTAATATGCAAGGCTCAAATCAAATGCAATTAAACTGGGACGCTGTAACTGATCTTGATATTTCTTATTATGAAATTCGTTATCAGAATGTAACAGCTTCTGCTCAATGGAATAAATCTGTTAACTGGTTACAAGTTCCTAGAACATCTGGAACAACAATAACAACTAACGCTAGAACAGGTTCATTTTTAATAAAAGCTGTAGATAAGTTAGGAAACGAATCAAACAACGAAACAATTATTTATTCTAATATTTCCTCACTCCCAGCATTTAATAATATTAATACTTTAAATGAAGATTTAACATTAGGAACATATGATGATGATGTTGCTTTAACGGATAGCTCTGGAACTAATTCAATAGTGCTTGATACCATAACAAACTTTGATGATACCATTGGTAACTTTGATAGTGTTGAAGGAAATTTTGATTTAGGGGGAACTGACTCTACATCAAATCCAAATTTTTTTAATGCGAATATTGATAACGAAGGTTTTTATACATTAGATCAAACATTAAGTTTAGACGCTATTTACGATGTATCTTTTACTAAAAACATAACCATAGATCAAATTGAAGATCCATATGATTTATTTGATGATGGTAGAGGAGCTTCTTTATTTGATGACGCTCCAGCACCTTTTGATGGTAATGACCCTACAAATGCAACTGTTAATTTACAAATAGCAACATCAAATACTAGCTTAAATAATGCAACAGAATTTTTTAATATGAATACAACAACAACTTTTAAAGGAAGATATTTTAAATTTAGATTACGATTAACTAATGCAAATAATAAAACCAGAGCATTTGTATCTGGAATATCTATTTCAGTTAATATGGAAAAAAGAATTGAGTCAGAAAATGATGTTGTTTCTGGAACTGGTACATATGTGATAACTTTTGGAAAACCATTTTATGCAACTCCAGCAATAGGTATATCAGCAGAAAATATGGCTAGTGGAGATTTTTATACTATATCCTCAAAAAGCAAAACTGGTTTCTCAATAGCATTTACAGATTCTGGTTCTAGTGGTATATCAAGGACATTTGATTATGTGGCTCAAGGTTATGGGTTGCAATCAGCAAGTTAAAAAGGTAAATAACAATTATGAGTCAAGTTTCAGATGTAAGTTTAGCGAATCAAGGTTTCAGTGCCTTCCGTACAGAATTAAACAATATTTTAGGTGCTTTAAATACAAGTCATATAGGAAGTTCAGCACCAGCAAGTTTAGCGGCTGGATCTATATGGGTTGATACATCTGGGGGTGCTACAGCTTATGTATTAAAGTTTTATGATGGTTCGGATCATATTCAATTAGGCACAATTAATACTACTGCTAACACTGTTGATTGGACAGATAGTTCAGTAACATTTGATATTGTAAACGATACAAGCCCACAACTAGGTGGAGATTTAGATGTTAATGGAAATGCTTTTGTTTCTACATCTAATGGTAATATTACTTTTACACCTAACGGAACAGGTAAAATTGTTTTTAATGATCTTGCTTATTATCCAGAAGTAGCAATAACATCTTCATCAAACGCAGTCGCTTGGGATAGTCAAGCCGCACCAAATGCAAAACATACAACAACAGAAAATACAACTTTCTCTGCTCCAAGTAATGCTCAAACAGGTGCATTTATATCTTTAAATATTCAATATGGTGGATCACATACAATCGCTTGGAATACTGTCTTTGAGTTTGCGGCAAGTACCGCACCAACGGCTACATCAACAAGTGGTAAATCAGATCAATTTGTTTTTCGTTATAACGGAACTGTCTGGCAAGAGGTCGGCAGATCATTAAATATGTCGGCTACATAGGATTAAAATGTTTGCATTAGTAGAAAGTGGATCAGTAACAAAATTCTTCAAAGGAAATAAAGGTTTATCTATTGGCGATACACAATACCCTAAACAAATCTTTCAATGGTCTAATGAAGAACTACAAGCAATAGGCATTTATCCTGTCAGAATAGATACAACAAATAAAAAAGATGAAGCATGGTACATCAATACAAATATAACTTATGCTGTTGATGGCGATGAAGTTGTAGGTACTTATGGTACTGCTACAGCTAAAGAAATAGAAGATAGAAATGCAACAGATGAAGATGGCGTTGAACTAGATCCTGTCGTTGTTATTAAAGGATTAAAAACAATTAAAAAAGAAATGATAAACAATCAATGTGCTGGCTTATTAGCACCGAGTGATTGGCGAGTAATTAAAGCAAAAGAAACAGCAACAACAATGGATAGTGGTTGGAAAACTTGGAGAGCAAGCGTCAGAACAAAATGTAATTCTATGCAAACTCAAATAGATGGTGCAACAAACGTAGATGAACTCAAAGCATTGTTTGAATACACCGAAACAGACGGAGTTGTATCAAGACCACTAGGCGAGTTCCCAGTTAAATAATGCCTTTTCCTGTATTAGGTTCTAATTCTGCTGTAGC